TACTTTTACAGGGACAGTAACAGTTCCAAACAATTCATTTGCTCTTGGAACCACAACAACGGGCAACTACATCAACAGCACAGATGCCGTGGATGGATTGCATGCACGTTACATACCGGCTGCAGATGTTGCTAATTATGCAGGTGAATACAACAACGGTGCCTCTTATGGAATAGGCGCCATTGTGAGCACGGGGGTTGGAAGTCCATACGGCACCGCAGGAGAACTGTTTGTTCGTGTTTCAAATGCCGGAAACCCAGGTTATCCGCCAGGAAGTGCAAGTTTTGACACCTATAGTCATTTGACTTCGTCGGGTGAAGGCTCTCTTGCAATTTTTGCTGTAGATGACACGGTAATGCAAGTAAGAGTTACAGATGTTAGCAACACAGAAATTAGCTACCTAAACGGTGTTACGTCTGCGATTCAAACTCAGATTGACACCAAAGCACCCATCGCCTCACCAACATTCACAGGAACCGTTACAATTCCTGACAACACAGTTGCTCTCGGAACAAAAACTACTGGAGACTACGTCCAGTCGCTTGTCGCAGGCACGGGTGTAACACTTTCTAATAACTCAGGCGAAACATCCACACCAACAATCGCTATTGGTCAGGCAGTTGGAACAAGCGCCTCGGTTACATTTGCCGCTGTCACTGCCCAAGTAATCGGCAACGCTTCTACTGCTACATCGCTAGCCACGCCACGAGCAATTCAACTTTCGGGCGATGTAACTGGTACCGCAAACTTTGATGGTTCTGCCGCGATTAATATCTCTGCAACCATTGCCGCCAACTCGGTTGCACTCGGTACGGATACAAGTGGAAGTTATGTAGAGTCGCTTGTCGCTGGTACTGGCGTTACCCTTACTAACAACTCTGGAGAAACAGCCACTCCAACTATTGCAATCGGCCAAGCTGTAGGTACTGGAGACAGCGTAACTTTTGTTGGTGTAACTGCCGCCCTAACAGGAAACGCAAGTACTGCAACAACCCTCCAAACTTCACGAAACATTGCTGGCCAAGCATTTAATGGTTCGGCAAATATTTCTATTTCACCAACGGACCTAACCGGAGTAACCTCAACTGCGGCAGAACTAAATATTCTTGATGGTGCCACGCTTTCCGTGACTGAACTCAACTATGTAGACGGAGTCACTTCTGCAATTCAAACGCAACTGGATGCAAAAGCGCCTTCTGCTTCGCCAACATTCACGGGAAGCGTCACTGTTCCCACACCTACCAGCGATTCCCATGCGGCAACCAAGGCGTACGCAGATGCAATCGCCGCTGGAATAAATTGGCATAACTCAGTGGAGACGGCAACGGCAGCCGTTCTTCCAAATACCCCGACCTACGATAACGGAACAAATGGTGTAGGGGCAACCCTTACCGCATCTGCTAACGCAAGATTGGTGATGGACGGAGCCAATGCAACGACGGGCGACAGAGTTTTGGTCAAGAATCAAGCCAGTGCGACACAAAACGGAATTTATGTAGTTACCGCTCAGGGTTCCGTCAGTGTGCCGTACGTACTTACGAGAGCATCCGACCACGATAATCTGATTGATGAGGTCATACGTGGCGACGCTGTTTATGTAGCGAATGGCTCAACAAACGTAAATCAAGGTTTCATTATTTCTTCGGAGGGTACTGGCGCAAACGACAAGCACGTTCTTGGAACCGACGATATGAACTGGTCACAGTTTACTGGCGCGGCGAACATTACTGCAGGAACAGGAATAACAAAGACTGGCAACACGCTTTCAATAGGCCAAAGTGTGGAAACAAGCGCAACAGTAACTTTTAATACCGTAACAGCAGCGCTCACTGGTAATGCCAGCACTGCAACAACTCTTGCAACAGCAAGAAATATTGCCGGTCAGTCATTTAATGGTTCTGCAAACATTTCCATTGCCCCTACGGATTTGACTGGCGTTACCTCAACAGCCGCCGAAATCAACATTCTTGATGGCGCCACCCTTTCAACAGCAGAACTAAACATTCTTGATGGCGTAACGGCAACATTCTCAGAACTCAACATTCTTGATGGTGTCACTTCATCGACTGCAGAACTCAACCTGCTTGACGGTGTCACTTCATCAACTGCCGAACTGAATATTCTTGACGGAGTCACTTCCACCACTGCAGAAATTAACATTCTCGATGGCGTAACGGCAACTGCAGCAGAACTAAACATTCTTGATGGCGTAACATCATCTACCGCAGAACTAAACATTCTTGACGGGGTAACATCATCTACCGCAGAACTAAACATTCTTGATGGCGTAACATCATCTACCGCAGAACTAAACATTCTTGACGGGGTAACTTCTACTACCGCAGAACTCAACATTCTTGATGGAGTAACTTCGTCGACTGCAGAACTCAACATTCTTGATGGAGTTTTAGCAAGTGCCGCAGAAATCAATATCCTTGACGGTGCAACTCTTACGACCACCGAGCTCAACTATGTTGACGGTGTTACTTCGGCAGTTCAAACCCAGATTGATACAAAGGCACCTATTGCTTCACCGACTTTCACTGGGACGGTCACAATCCCGACTGGCGCATCGATTACCGCTCCTACCGGCTTGGTTAAGGGTGATGTTGGACTTGGTAATGTGGACAACACATCCAATGTCACAGAACGCGCCGCAACTGCAACTTTGACAAACAAAACACTTACATCACCCGTAATCAACACTCCAACAGGGATTGTTAAGGGCGATGTGGGACTTGGTTCAGTTGACAACACGGCAGATACTGCAAAGCCGGTTTCCACGGCTCAACAAACTGCCCTTGACCTAAAAGCAAATCTTGCTTCGCCAACATTTACGGGAACGGTAGTGCTTCCAGATAACACGGTTGCCCTTGGCACCAAAACAACTGGAGATTACGTTTCTTCACTTGTAGCAGGCACGGGCGTAACCCTTACCAACAACTCTGGAGAAACAGCGACTCCAACTATTGCAATCGGGCAAGCAGTGGAAACAAGCGCATCAGTAACTTTTGCAAACTTGACCGTGACTGGGGACTTGACGGTTTCTGGTACAACAACTTCAATCAATACTGAAACACTTACCGTTGATGACAACATCATCGTTCTCAACAACAACGCAACAGGTGCCCCAAGCGCAAACGCTGGTATTGAAATTGAGCGTGGCTCTTCAGCGAACGTGGCACTCCGCTGGAACGAAACCTCAGATAAATGGGAATTGACAACCGACGGGTCAGCCTATGCAGATATAGCCACAGAAACATATGCGGCATCCCTAGCTCCAGCAACCCTTGATGCCATCGGCGATGTAACAATCACAAGTGCCTCTTCGGGTCAGTTCCTGAAGTGGAATGGCACAGCTTGGGTCAACGACGCCATTGACCTTAGTACTGATACAACTGGCGATTATGTTGCAACTCTGACTGCGGGCACAGGAATCACCCTGTCCAACAACTCAGGCGAAGGCGCATCCCCAACAGTGGCAGTTGATACCACCGTAATTGCGCCGTTGGCGTCACCTACTTTTACGGGAACCCCGACCCTTCCTACTGGAACAATTGCTACAACTCAAACTGCTTTAGACAGTTCCACAAAAGTAGCTACCACTGCGTTTGTTACCACAGCAGACGCTCTAAAAGCACCTCTTGCGTCACCAACATTTACCGGCACGGTAACACTGCCATCGGGCACAGTAACAAGTACAATGATTCTTGACGGAACTATCGCCAATGCCGATATTTCAACAACTGCCGCAATTGACCTTGGTAAGTTGGCAGACATTTCAACAAGTGCCCAGACCGCCTCGTACACGCTTGTATTGGCTGACAAAAACAAGATTGTGGAAATGAGTGTCGCTACGGCAAATACGCTCACCGTGCCCCCAAACTCGTCTGTTGCTTACCCGGTTGGCTCGCAGATAAACATTTTGCAAACGGGTGCTGGTCAAACAACAGTCACGGCTGGTGCTGGGGTGACCATCAACGCCGCCCCAGGTCTCAAGATGAGAACACAGTGGTCATATGCTACTCTCGTTAAGAGAGCCGAGAACATTTGGGTTCTCGTTGGAGACATTTCGGCATAACTTATGGCAAGAACAACAAAAGATTCGGGTGGAAAGATACCAGGTGTACCAACAATTGGTACGGCTACGCTCGCATCTGGAACTTCTGCCAACGTAGTTTTTACTGCACCTGCATATACGGGCAAGGGAACCCTTACCTATAGGGCAACTTCCGATTCAGGCCAAACAAATACTGGCGCATCTAGCCCAATCGTAGTATCTGGAATGACAGCAGGAACAACAAGAACTTTTACTGTTGTTGCAATTTCTTCAAACGGTGTTGAGTCTGCTGCTTCTAATGCAAGCCCATCGCTAGTAATGGGTGTTGGACCAACAGCACCAACAATTGGTTCTGCTACTGCAGGAAACGCTAGTGCAACGGTTACCTATACGGCCAACGCCACCGGAACCGCTGGTTCTGCAACGTACACTGCTACTTCAAGTCCAGGCGGGCTTACAGGCACCGGAGCATCGCCAATTACCGTTTCTGGTCTTACTAATGGTCAGGCTTATACATTCACCGTCACGGCTTCTACGGAATACGGTTCAGCAACATCGGCGGCATCCAACTCAGTTACGCCAGTTGCCCCACCTTATTTCCCGCCCTATTTTCCTCCGTTTTTTCCACCATTCTTCCCTCCGTTTTTTCCACCATTCTTCCCTCCGTTCTTTCCTCCTTTCTTCCCACCATTCTTCCCACCATTCTTCCCTCCGTTCTTTCCTCCTTTCTTCCCTCCGTTCTTTCCACCGGGTTTTGGTCCAGGATTCAAATAGAAACAAAATAAAAAATGGATTACCGAGAACTTGTTTTTAATTTAGAAAACCTTCCCTCTGCTGACCCATCAAATATAGTCATCAAAGAAAATTTTGTAAGTAAAGAACATCTGCTGGAGATAGCAAACTACTGCGCTTCAATAGAAGAATGGGAATCTCAAAGTGACCTGGGAACCGACAGCATTCATACCCCGGAATTAATTGAAAAAAACTCCCCTAGAATTTTTTCAATCATGCAACAGTATGTTGACAATGTTCAAAATGAGGTTGAATACAAGTTTGGTAGAAAACTTGAAAAAACAAACCCAGGAATACGAAAGTGGTTTCCAGGCGAATATCAAGACATTCATGCTGATGGAGAAACTGCTGCTGGGTGGCCTGGGTACAACTACATAGTTGATTACGGTTCAATCATATATTTAAATGATGAATACGAGGGTGGAGAAATATTTTTTCCAAAATACAATATCCACATACAGCCAAAACCGGGAACATTGGTGTTTTTCCCATCAACAAATATGTATGCACACGGAGTCACGGAGATTACGGATGGAATTAGGTACACATCTCCGCATTTTTGGATTCCAGTAAAACATAGGATACTGATGGATATGTCGGTTATGGATACCCAGGACTAAAAAAACTTGAAAAAGCTCTACCACCTACATATACCAAGAACATCTGGGAGGGGTATCTGTGATGCGCTATGGAGAACTTTTTATAGACACGGTCTAGTTGAGCCAAATACTCACGAATCTCCCACAATGTATAAAAAGCAAGAAATGGGTGGACTCCCCTTCATATCTGGTCATTTTGCAAAAAATCCAATTGTAGAAAACATAGATGATTTTGAAGTTTTTTCAATAGTTAGAGACCCAGTAGAACATTATTTGAGCATTGCCACATATGTCTCCGAAAGCACTGATTTTGAAATGTCAAACGAATTCATGGACGATTTCATGTATGGAAATGTAACCCCTTTTGGAGCCAACGAACTATTCTCAAATTCGGGGAATATACAGTCAAAAATGCTATTTTGCAGGATTGCTTTTGTGGATAAGTCGTTTGTTTCTCTTAGGGATGGTGATGTTGTGAACGAGAAAAATATGGTTTTTATAGAAAATGATATGCCAAGCAAAGATGACATAAAAGACTTAATTGGCTCCATGAATCTATTCTCCCTACCAAACAGAGGAATGGCAATTGATTGGCTCAAAGCAAACGTGCTTAGGTCGCATGGTTTTTCTTTAGATAAATCAATACACGACATAACAAATTGCTCAAAAAAAAATGGCTTCAAACCAGACATAAGCCACATAAGGGAAATAAAACGGCGCTCAGAAATTGATGCATATCTATATGGGTTAGTACAAGAACAATAATTTGATAGTGTTATTGACATGTCGTTAAGTAAAGAATCACCATGGAATATACGGCCAGGACACTTTGGGAGTGGACCGGAGAATATACATGTTTTTGAAAATTTCATAGATGAAAAAGATTTGAAGGTTGTTCAAGATTTCTGCCCGACGATAAACGAGTGGAATAACTCAAAAGAGAGTGTTTACGCCAAAGATGGAACATGTCTTTATAACGCTGATTACTGGAATGACAGGCAATGTAGTAGCGAAATTCTGCAAAAACTCTCTATTCAGGTTTTTGAAATAGTTGATAAATATATTACAAAAATGCAGTTGAAGCTTGAAGAAATTTACAACCTAAAGCTATCTCCACGCCCACCAGTTATTATGAAGTGGAGGCCAGGAATCGAACAGCGGCCCCATGCCGACAAGCAACTCAACAACGGTGAACCAAATGCATTTGTTGACTATGATTTGAATTCCCTATTTTACTACAATGATGATTTTGAAGGAGGAGAACTTTATTACCCGCAACATGACTTGACCATAAAACCAAAACCGGGATTGGCGGTTGCTCACCCAGGAGATGTTAATTATTTGCATGGGGTCACCTTGGTTACCAGGGGATATAGATACACAACGCCGTCGTTTTACACTGTGTTGTAAGCCATGATTTTAGTTAAAAAAAATGTCATAAAACCAAAAGAAATTGATTTAATACTAAACGTAATTAAAGCAATGGGTCCGCCACTGGAATCTCCAGAAGACGACAGCTCAATTGGATATTATAGTGAATTAGACTTACTAAATTTTGATATTTTTGTATACGGAATTTTTAGAGACATATGTGAGCGAGTTCTAGGGCTGGCCAAAAAAGAATTCAACTTAAGCTTAGAGTTATACCAAGCCACCATCGCCAAGGTCGTTCCCGGAAACATAACCAAAGAACACACAGATTGCAAACATCCTGATGGAATTACCAAAGTGGGATGTGGTAATTTTTGTATTTCAGCGGTTGCATATTTGAACCAGGATTTTACCGGCGGAGACTTAGTTTTTACGAAAATAGAACACAATCACAAACCAATCCCTGGTGATTGCATAATATTCCCAAGTCATTCACAATATAACCACTATGTGGATAGCGTCTTGAGCGGGGAAAGAATAAGTTTGGTAATGATGTTCTCTGGAGTATGATGAGCGCATGACAAATATTCAGGTTGAATACATAGGCGACCCAAAAGCCGGATTTCTTGTATATAGAAATGTACTGAAAGAAAACCTACGAATACCAGAACGCCTAGAAACGACAATAGGCAAAAGCACTACTCCTCCATACTCGTGGATGCAGGCTCTTGTCGGTGATGGACAAGTAATGAAAGATTACAGGGATTGCGTTGACTGTAAGATGAGCCCGGCACATTTTCAGAATTGCCCAGAGCAATACTCAGAACTCATCAACATATACAACGACACCGTGACCGGGTTGACTGCTTGCTTGCAGGATTACGAATCCAGGTACAACATACGTATGGACTTCATGGAAGCAATCAA